CGGCAACTCCATCGCGCAGCTGGAAAGCGATGTGGTCTGGAGCATCATCACCGCCAACCCGGCGATGGCGGACGGCAACGCACTCTTCCACACCACGCACAGGAACCTCGCGGGCACCGGTGCTGCGCTGGACGTGGCGAGCGTCGGTGCCGCGCGAGCGGCGATGGCGCTGCAGACCGGGCTCGACAAGAAGACGGTGCTGAACATCCGCCCCGCCTTCCTGATCGTCCCGGCGGCCCTCGAACTGAGGGCCGAGCAGCTGGTGGCCCAGAACCTCGTGCCCGCCGACAGTGCTAAGGTCGTGCCGCAGTCGATCCGCACCCTTTCGCCCATCAGCGAGCCGCGCCTCGATGCCGCCAGCGCCACCTCCTGGTATCTGGCGGCGAGCCCGAACCAGATCGACACCATCGAATACGCCTATCTGGAAGGTCAGCAGGGCGCATACATCGAGACGCGCAACGGCTTCGACGTCGATGGGGTCGAGATCAAGTGCCGCCTCGACTTCGGCGCCAAGGCCATCGATTGGCGCGGCCTCTACAAGAACCCGGGCGCGTAACCCGCACCCCATGCTGAACCCTGACACACGGGCGGCCCTCACGGGCCGCCCTTCGTCTTTCCACAAGGATCCTCCCCATGAAAACCTACGTCCAGCCCGGCAACACCATCACCTTGACCGCGCCCTACGCCGTCGCCGCGGGCGATGGCCTGCTCGTCGGCTCCGTCTTCGGCGTGGCCTCCGGCACCGCCGCCCTCGGCGAACCCGTCGAAGCCGCGCTCGTCGGCGTCTACGAGCTGAAGAAGCTCGGCTCCCAGGCTTGGGCCGTCGGCGACCGCATCTACTGGGACAACACCGCCCGCCAGACCACCAAGGTCACCACCTCGAACACGCTGATCGGCGTGGCGACCGAGGCGGTGGCGGGTGGCGCGGGTGACGTGGTCGGCCGGGTGCGGCTGAACGGCGCCTTCTGATGAGCGCCTTCGCCGCTGCCGTCAGCGCGCTCTTCGCCGATCCGAACATCGGCCGGGACGCGGTCTACATCGCCGATGGCGGTGCGCCGGTGCTCGTGCGTATCGTCGCTCGGCGTGCCGATGCGTCGACCTCCTTCGGCGATGCGCGGCTCTGGTCCGAAACCACCCGCATCGACCTGCGCGTGGCCGAGGTGCCAGCCCCGCGCCCCGGCGACCGCATCGAGATCGAGGGCGACGCCTTCCTGCTTCAGGGCGAACCCGTCCGCGACCGTGAGCGGCTGGTCTGGACCGTCGACCTGAGGCCCGCGTGAAACTGAAGCTCGACATCGATCCCGACATCGTCGCGATGATGGCGGCCGAGGTCGCTGCGGGGGAGCGGGCTGTCTCGGCCGCGATCCGCGAGGCCGGGACCGGGCTGAAGGCGGCGTGGCGTCTGCAAATCACCGGCGCGGGGCTCGGGGCCCGGCTGGCCCGCACCATCCGGTCGGAGCAGTTCCCCAAGGCCACGCCCAGCCTCAACGCGGCCGCCGTGGTCTGGTCCAACGCCCCGGTCATCGTCGGCGCGCACGATACCGGCCCGCTGATCCGCTCGAAGAACGGCTTCTGGCTGGCGATCCCAACGCCCGCCGCAGGCAAGTCCCTGCGTGGCGGTCGCATCACCCCGGGAGAATGGGAACGCCGCACCGGCCTGCGCCTGCGCTTCATCTATCGCCGTCGGGGTCCGAGCCTGCTGGTGGCCGAGGGGCGGTTGAACACGAAGGGCCGCGCCGTGGCATCACGGTCGAAGACCGGCCGGGGCCTCGTGACCGCGCCGATCTTCCTGCTGGTGCCGCAGGTCAAGCTGCCGAAGCGGCTCGACCTCGCGCGGGATGCAGAGCGGGCGCATGACACTGTGCCGGGGTTGATCGTGGTGAAGTGGTTAGGGATCTAAGGCTATTTCTTGCAGGTTGGTCGAATGCTAGCCGATAGCAGAAGCAAACCGAGGAAGCTACAGCGCATCATAATAATCGATAACAGCTTGTGCATAGGCTTTGCCGATCCCATTGCCATTAAGTTGGCCGATATGGTCGCAAAATTTTGACGCTTGAACTCCCATCGCTCGATAGCGCCCAATGTTTGGCTCCTTAATGGACCAATCATGGTATAAAGCTAGCACCTCATGAGATCCCACCAGACTGCCAAATAAGTTAGAGTCAGCCTCTACAATAAAAGATGACACAGTCCGAATTGCCTTGTCGCAATCTTTTGCGCCAACAACCACATGCGTAACATCGGTCCATGGTACTGTTCGATCTGAATCTGCTCCAAACTTGTGCGCGATGCGATTTCTCTTGTTCTGTATCTTTTGAAGCTCCGGCTCGAGTGCAGTCAGTTTCGCAGGTAGTTTTCCAAACACGATTTCTAATTGACGGAAGCGATGTTTCCAAAGGCCTTTTGTGAATCCTTCAACCGTGGAGGCTATACCGCTCCTCCAACCATCAGGCGGTGAGGCCTTGCCAAAAACAAATGAAAAGCCATCGACTCCAATAAGTGATCGATCCAATAGTTCCGGTTTGGCCTGGAGTGCGGTTTGAGTAATTGATGTCAGGTAGACCTCGAGCAAAGAAGCTGCTGAGATCAGTACATGCTGCCGCGTCCAGTCACGAAATTCATCTGCTGCGCTCTCCCACTCAGCGTTACTAGTAAACACGCCATGCACGCCTGGTGTTACTGGAGGAAATCGGATTGAGGAGAATCCAGACCGAATGTGCTTGCGAGCTCTTTCAGCCACCCAAAACACATTATTGAACCGAGTAAGGTTTTGCCTCGCCACTTGTCTGGCAAGGGAGGTTCCGAAAGGCAGATTTGCGGGAAGCTGTGGCATGCAAGAGATCCGTTCAGAGTAGTTTACAACATGACTGCGGCGGCTTGCACACTCTTACTCTGTTGCACGCAAGAAAACAGATGGTAATGGCCCTCGTATTCTGATGGCTCGCGTCTTCACACTGCCATGAGAAAACCGATGCCCACCCCCCGCGAAACCATTCTCGCTGCGTTGCACGCGCGGCTCGCGGCATTGCCCGCCACCGCCGTGCGCGGCGAGGTCTTGCCAGAACGAGTTCCGGCCGCTGGCCTCCTGATCCTGCGCGACGGCGAGCCACGGGAGCCCGAGGTCACGCTCTCGCCGCTGCGCTACCACTATCAGCACCGCGCCGAGATCGAGGCGGTCGTGCAGAGCGCTGCCCGGGACGCCGCCTTCGACTCCCTCTGCGCCAGTGTAGGCGCGGCAATTGCTGCCGACCGGACACTTGGCGGCCTCTGCGATTGGGTCGAGGCAGAAGCGCCGCGTCCGGTCGATCTGCCGGTCGAGGGTGCTGCCAGCCTGAAGGCGGCGGTGATCCCGGTCGTCCTGCATTATTCCACGGCCGATCCGCTGGCCTGACCCCAAATCACGATAGGAGAACACGATGGCACGAGCCCATGGAGCGCGGGCGCAGATGGCGCTTGCGTTCGAGACCGTCTATGGCACCGCGCCCGCCTCGGGCTATCGGACGGTGCCCTTCGCCAGCACCACGCTCGGGTCTGAGCAGCCGCTGATTGCCTCGGAACTCTTGGGCCAGGGGCGTGACCCGCTGGCCCCGATCAAGGACGCGGTCACGGCAGACGGTGATGTCGTCGTGCCGATCGACGTCGAGAACTTCGGCCTCTGGCTGAAGGCGGCCTTCGGTCAGCCCACGACCACCGGCACCACGCCCAAGACCCACACCTTCCAGTCGGGGAACTGGACGCTGCCGTCTATGGCCATCGAGACGGCCATGCCCGAGGTGCCGCGCTATGCGATGTACACAGGCTGCGTCTGCGATCAGTTGTCGTGGCAGATGGCGCGGTCGGGGCTCCTGACCGCGACGGCCCGGCTGGTGGCGCAGGGGGAGAACGTTGCGGCGGCGACGGCCGCCGGTACGCCCACCGCGCTGGCGCTGCAGCGGTTCGGGCATTTCAACGGCGCGATCACTCGGAATGGCACCCCGCTCGGCAACGTCATCTCGGCCGAGGTGACCTATTTCAACGGGCTGGACCGGATCGAGACCATCCGCTCGGACGGACGCATCGAGGGCGCCGACCCCGGGATGGCCGCGCTGACCGGACGCGTCGAGGTCCGTTTCGCCGACACCACGCTGATCACGCAGGCCATCGACGGCACGCCTTGCGAACTGGTCTTCGCCTGGAGCCTCGGGGCCAACGCCAGCTTCACCTTCACGGCGCATGCCGTCTACCTGCCGCGCCCCCGGATCGAGATCCCGGGCCCGCAAGGCATCCAGGCGACCTTCGACTGGCAGGCGGCCAAGGCCACCAGCCCCGCCCGGATGTGCACCGCCGTCCTCGTCAACACCGTCGCAACCTATTGAGAAGGCCCGTCATGCTGACCCTCGACCTCACGAACGCGCCGCAGTGGTGCGACCTCATCCCCGGCGTGCGCGTGAAGCTCCGCCCGCTCACCACCGCGCTGATGGTCTCTGCGCGTGGCGATCCCGCCATTGCCGATCTGCCCGAAGGGGCGGCGACCGAGAAAGCCGCGCTCGCCATGGCCAAGGCGCTGGCGCGGCGCGCAATCCTCGCATGGGAGGGGATCGGCGATGCCGATGGCAACCCCATCGATCCGAGCCCCGATGCCATCGACGCGCTCCTCGACCTCTGGCCCGCCTTCGAGGCGTTCCAGACCCTGTACGTCGCCAAGGCGCTGCTGCTGGACGCGGAAAAAAACGGCTCTGCGCCCTTGCCGACTGGTCCTTCGGCGGGGGCGACGGCTACTGCGCGGCCTGTGAAGGACCCTGTCCCGACTGCCCCGCACTGCTGAACCGGCCCCTGACGCTGGAAGGCGCGCAGGTCTGGGACTTGGCGCAGCGCCTTGGCGGGCAGATGCGCGTCATCCCTGGTGCCGTGATCGGCTGGGACATGGGCGCGGCGCTGGCCTTGGGCGCGGCCCTCGGCATCTCCCCGCCCGCCATCGCCGAACTGCTGCCCGCCCTCGAGGCGGTGATGGTCCGCCGCGTCAACGAGCAGATCGCGGCGAACCGCGACTGACCCCATTTGGAGCCCCCAACCCATGGCCGAGAAACGCGTCTCCGTCCGGCTCGCCGCCGTCGGCGGCCGCCAGGTGCGCGCCGAACTGGAGGGCGTGGGCGAAGCCGGGGCGAAGGGCTTGGGCCGTCTGTCACGCGAGATGGAACTGGCAAACACCCGGCTTGCTGCTTTCGCACGCCGTGCCGGGCTTGCCCTCGGGGCCGCTGCTGCCGCTGCCACGGCTTCGCTCGGGCTGATCGTCCGATCCACCGCCGAGAGTGCCGCGCAGATCCGGCAATTCGCGCAGGTTGCCAATGCCACGCCCGAGGCTCTGCAGCGCTGGTCGGCCGGGGCGCGCACCGTTGGCATCGAACAGGAGAAGCTCGCCGGCATCCTGAAGGACGTGAACGACCGCGTGGGCGACTTCCTGCAGACCGGCGGCGGGCCGATGGCCGACTTCTTCGAGAATGTCGCGCCCCGCGTCGGTGTCACCGCAGACCAATTCGCCCGACTCTCAGGCCCCGAAGCCCTGCAGCTCTACGTCGACACTCTGGAACGCGCCGGTCTGAGCCAGCAGGAAATGACCTTCTACCTCGAAGCCATGGCCTCGGACGCGACGCGCCTGCTGCCGCTTCTGCGCAACGGCGGGGCCGAGATGTCCCGTCTGGGGGACCAGGCTTCCGATCTCGGGGCGGTGCTTGACGGCGACGCACTCGAAGCCCTGAGGCGGACGCAACTGGCTCTGGGCACCGTATCCCTCGTGTTCGATGGCCTCCGGAACCGGATCGCCGTGGCTGTCGCTCCGACCATCGAGTCACTGGCCAATGCCTTCGTTGCGCTGGCCTCGGACGGCGGCATCCTGCGCTCGGCCATCGACGGGCTGATCGGCAATCTCGGGCGTCTCGCCTCCTATGCCGCCACCTTCGCCGCCGTCATGGCAGGGCGATTGGTGGCAGGACTGGCGGCCGCCGGCCTGTCGGTGCGCGGCCTCGCCACCGCGCTGGTCTTCCTGCGTGGCGCCCTCATCCGCACCGGCATTGGCGCGCTGATCGTTGGGGCTGGCGAACTGGTCTACCAGTTCTCGCAGCTGGTCACTCGGGTCGGCGGGGTGGGCGAGGCGTTTCGCCTGCTCGGGGATCTGGCCCGCGAAGTCTGGTCCCGCATCGGCCTGTCGCTGGACGCCGCCTTCGCGCGGATGGCGGCCGGATGGGAGGGGCTGAAGGCGGCGGGCCTCTCGGCGCTCGAAGGCACTATCGCAGGCGTCGTAAGCTTCGGCGACCGGACAGCCGCGATCTTCCAGGGGGCTTATGACGCCGCCGTCGCGATCTGGGGCAGTCTGCCGGGCGCCATCGGCGACTTCGCCTTTCAGGCGGCGAACGGGCTGATCTCGGGCGTCGAGGCGATGCTGAACGGCGT